AGACGTCCACCGCGATCTCGGTCAACGTGGACGCCCCGGTGTCGATGATCAATCCGGCGTAGGGGATCCAGAGGGGCCGCTGCTGGTCGAAGTCCCCGCCCGACCCAATGGTGTAGCTCTCCGTGCCGCTGACCAGGGGATAGACCGCCCGCGGCGTGACGTAGATCGACAACCGCTGAGTGCGCAACTCGTCGATGAAATCGTTGAGCGTCACCAGCCCGTCGTTGGCGTCCTCGCCATCCGCGGTTTCGCCCGCCCCCAAGACGCCGATGAGCCGGAGGGACGAGGTGATAATTTGGTTCGCCGTCACCGACATCGGTCACCTCCTTCGGGGCTTACGTGGTGGGTTTCTTCTTGTGAGACTTCTTCAGATCAGGACGACGGCTCGCCAGCAGTGGGTCTGGAGGCGGGGTGGCCGCATGAACCATCACCACCGGGGATGGCGTCTCTTCAGGGACGACCTCGGCGTCAGGCTCGCCCTGCACTGGAACGTCGTCGGAGGCGTGCTCAGGGTCATCCTCGAGTTCGGGATCGCGCAGCGCCACCGGCGCGGCCACGATCGGCGCCGCATCTGGCTCAGGCGTGTTCACCAAATCGGGATGGTCGCGCCAGCCAGGGCCCGACGCTTGCAGCTCCTCGCGACTGGTAAACAAGCGGCCCGTGGGCCGTTCCGAGTGATACATCCAGCATAGAAAGTCAGCCATTTATTCTCCTTAACGGGTGTAGCAGGCCAACATGACCGTCGCGGTGGTGTTGGTGCTGTTGACTCGCTTGACCAAATAGAGCGGCAGGAACGCTCCCGCTACGGCGGTCAGGTTCACCACATGGCCATCCGTGAAGACCAACGCGACGACACCGGCGCCCCCCACGTAAATCGCTTGCGGTGGGCCTTTCTCAAAGTCGACCGTATCGGACTTGGTAATGGCAATCAGTTGGTTGTAAATAGGCATCAGCCCTCACGTGAAAATGTCCCCACTGGTCATGGGACGCCACGACCAGTAGGGAACCAAAGAACGTCTCAGCCCTACGACGCCACTGCCGCGACGACTTCGCCGACGGAGTAGGTCACAGACATCCAGGTGCGACCCGTGGTCACCGCGGGGGTGCCCACCGTCATCGTGCCGAGGATGTTCGTGCCCGCGGCGTAGTAGTTGCCGAAGTTGGACGACGTTGGCCCACGGCGACCCGTGGCCGCGACCAGGTAGGCGCCGTTCTTGCCGCCCCAGTTGGTCGAATCCGATGTCGCGAGCACTTCGCCCACCGCCAGGTCAGTCGCCTTGCAGTCGACGGCCGCGAAATAGCCGTTCGGGTCTGCCGTGTCGCCCACATCAAGCGCAGCGCTTGCGGCTCCCCACAAGACCGAGTTGGTCACGGTAATGTCATGGATGATCGCGCCGGCCGGGACCGCGACGGTCGCCACATGGGAGGTGCTCGCCGCATCTTCCGTGAACGCCGCCATCTTGGTGATCATCAGACCGGTCGAGGTCGCCCCTGCCGGCGCGGTGATGACTGGCGCGGTGAGCGTCTTGTTCGTCAACGTCTGCGCCGACGCCAGGTCGGAGGTCAGCGCGTTGTTGTCGTTGATGATTTGCCGAACGGTGCGGTCGAAGGCACCTTCGGGGACAATGTCTTTCAGCGTCGTGGACATGGGACTCTCCTTGAAAACCGATCAAGTAAAGAGCGAGCAGAGGCACGTCGCCCCTGCTCGCCGCTTCAGTCAACCTATGGCGCGGGGGTGACCGCGTTGAGGCTGATGGTGTTCCACACGCCGTTCTGGGCCAGTAAGGTGCAACTCGCACCCGCGTAGGCCGTGAACGTCAAAGTGGTGTTGGCCGTAGCGGTGCCATCCCAGATGTTCGTGCCGGTGATGACGTGGGCCGCCGCCGTCCGCGACGTGATGACCAGTGTCATGTCGTTCTGGGCCTGCGTCGGGTCCGCGAGGGTGTACGCGCCTGCCGTCGCTTTGGTCAGCAAGTGCAGACCGGGAGCCACCGCGATGGCGCCGTCCGCCCCGTAGCTGTAGTCACGCGGCGCGGGCACCAGCGGGAAGTCCGCCGGCAACCCAATGACGGCCGGCGCCAACGTGTTGTGCGCGGCGCCAAGCGTGCCCTGCTGCCCGCGCTGCACATGCACCGTGGGCGTGTTCGTGATGTCCTGAATATTGACGAACTCGTCGTCGATCCGAATGAACGATCCGACCGCGGCCCCAGTCCCACTGGTGAGCACGATGTCGGTGGCCGAAGCGCTGATCGCGCCGTTGAGCGTAGTGGCTGTGAGTGACATATAAGTCTCCTGAAAATGTGGCTAATTGACCACGGAGAGACACGCCCTCCGTGGTCCATGAAACCGGGGCTCAGCCCTGGATGCGGCTGGCCAATTCGGGCCGGAGCGCGGCCCATCCATACAGGATGTCGAGCCGGCACGGGAACTGGTCCGTGTTGATGTCGTACGCCCGTACCATGCGGACGGACAACCCCAACTGCTTGTCGCTCACGCGTGCCGCCATGTCCACGCCACGGGGCAGGGGCAGGTCGGCCGAGGCCAGGGTGAAGGCATCCTTGTGGAAGGCCATCCCGGTCGGGGACGACAGCCCCGCATACGCCGAGGCGCTGCCAAAGATCGTCACGATGGCGTTGTTGGCGACCGCCGCCGAACAGTTCTGCATCGCGCCCGACGACACCAAGGCAGGACTGATCTGAATCGTCATGTTGCCCGAACCGTCGGACGCGGCGTCCGCCGTGGCCACGAAATCCTTCAGGATTCCGACGCTCTCACGCGACTGCGGGTTGACCTCGAAGCACCCACCGAACTGGACCACGTCTCCGCGGTTCAGGCGCGTGGCCGCGGCGGCCGTCCACCCATCCGTGATGATCGAGGACCCGGTCTGTGCTGTGGCCGCATTGGCCAACGGGGTGCCGCCCAGGGTGCCGACGGTGTGGGTCGAGCAGTTCTGGTCCATGTAGAACTCGAACCCGCCCGATTCGCCCATCTTGCCCTTGCGGTACTGTTCCGCAATCGCGTTGGCGGACTGGAACAGTCCCTTCAGCGCGTCCACGATGGTCGCCTGCATCCGGGGCGTCATCACGACACACCGCTGCCCATCCTGGGGACACGCCGCGTTGTCGAGCTTGACGCCGGCTTCCAGGTAGGTGAGCCACGCCGAGGGGGTCGTGCCTGGGGCGCCGACGGTGTTGGCCACCTGTTTGTAGAGCTTTAGGCCGTCGTTGTCGATCTTGTTCGCCACCACGGAAATGGCGGGCTGGAGGAAGCGGTCGCTGAAGTCATCGATCGACAGCGCCAAATCCTGCGAACTGAAGCTGATGTCCACGCCGAACTGGGTGTCCAGCGTGACGGGCACATCGGTTTCGGTCGCCGCTTCCAGTGATATGGCCTGGCCGGTGCGACCGATGTAGCGGGGCGGTTTGCGAACGTTGAGGACGGTGCCGATTTTGGCGCCTTCCACTCCGAATTTGTCATCGAACTGCCGGGACACCTTCCGCGTAAACGTCAGGCTGTTCTCGAGGACGCGCAGCGCCTCCCGAGTGATCATTGCGATCGTCAAAAGTGTATTGGCCATGTGAATGCCTCGTTAAAACCAAAAAAGTGGGCACGGGAGCCGACTCCGTTAGGGTCACGGCAGCAACAGCGGTGGGGAACGACGCCCCGCTGGAAGCGTGATAGTGGACCGGGTAGGTCCGTGTGTTGAAAGACAAGCTCTCGCGCACTAGCAGACACCGTTTCTGGTGTGTATCGCAGCCGAACGCGATCATGTAGCGGCGAGGCGATGGGAAGTCGAACGAGTGGCCCATCGAACCACAGACTCGTGATGTGCAGACCGACCGGCGCTCCGGGAGGAGCGATGCGCCCAACCCTGGTCTACACAGCCAGGGGGACGCAGGGGAACGGGACCAAGCCGCTAGTTTCTCGCGCGTCGAGCAGCCTCTTGGCGGTTCCTAATATCACGATACTGATCGTAGGGCAGATCGTCAAGTGCCACGCTGGTCTTGGTCGATCCCGCGCCCACTGTTTTCGGGGGCGGGGGGAGCTTGGGCGCCGTGGCCTTCGGACGCGCGGCCGGCGCCGCGGGGGCTGGCACCGGGGTGCCACTGGCGGCCATCTCCGAGGTGATCATGGCCCGGATGGCTCCCATTTCCACCAGTTGAGGGGTCGGCGGAAGCCGACTGATGCGGTCGCACTCCCCGGGATTCTGGGCCAGGTAGTACATCATTCGTGGCCCCAACGGTTCATTGAGAATCACCGCACGCATCGGGGGCGCCAGCGCCATGTCCTCTGACGCATCGATCACCGCGTCAAAATCAGGGATTTCCTCGCGGGCCGCCTCGACCCGCTGGTAATGAGAGGCCACCAACGTGTCATTGTCCTGTTTGTCGCGTTGCTGGATGTACGCCTGCCGGCGCTTGTTGTCGGCCACCTTGGCGGCTGATTCGGCCTCCAAACGATCCTGGCGAGCCGCCCAGCGCGACGCCGCCAGCGTGAACTGCTCGAATGTCTCAAAGTCGTCAGACTTGGGCACGGGGTCTTCCGCCGCCGCCTTGACGGGCGGATCCTCCTGAGTGGCCGCTTCGGCCCGGGCTTCCGATCGCGCTTTCAGGGATTCCATCTCACGTCGGAGGCTCGCCAATTCAGCCCGGGCCTCTTCCGTGGCGCGCTGAGAGGTGTACTTCTCGCGCGTCAATTCGTCGATGCGCTTTTGCACATCCCGCTTGCCCTTCCGCTCAGGCTCAGGATCAGGATCAGGCTCGGCGGCTTTCACGGTCTCGTCAGGCTCGTCCCCTACGTTGTCCGCGTCTTTCGCGTCTTTCGCCTTCACCGGCGCGTCAGGTGCCTTGGGCGCGTCGTCTGGGGGATCCGCCGGCGCCGCCGCTTTGGGCGCCTCGCCACGTTTCGCGGGAGGTGTGAGGACGAACTCAGCCGCGGACTTGACGTCTTCAGCGGAGTCGGTGGTGGACGCGACGGTGATATCTGCCATTTATGGTTGTCTCCGGCCCTGCGTGGTCGTGCCCCGGACGCCCTCTTGAGGGGTGGGAGCTTCTGGCTCCGGGGAGGGAGTGGCGGCGATCGCCTCGCGCATCGCCTGGTCTTCGTCATTGCGTGAGGCAAACGACTGTTCAAGGCGCTTGAGCATCGACGCGCTCTCTGCCTTCATTTCCGCGAGAATCTTCGCGCTCTGGACCTTCATTTCCGCAATCATGCGCGCATTTTCGGTCTTGGCCTGGGTCTGCGCCATGCCCGACTGGCCGCGCATCGACTCCACTTGCGCGCGCGACTGCGCCTCGATCTCGGCGCGCTTCACGTCCGCCTGCGCTTCAATGTTGGTGATCTCAGTCTGGGCGGCCATCTGGGTTTCCTTCGCCCGGACACTGGCCTGCGCCGCTTCGAGCGCCTGCGACATGGCCTCCATCTGCTTGGTCGTCTCGGCCATCTGCTCTTGGACCTGCGGCGGGATCGGCGGTTCCCCCCCCTCGTCCTCGTCCAAGAGGTTCGGCGGCACGGTCTTTTTGAGACGCTTGGCGGCCTCGATCGCCCACGGGGAGTCCATATTGCCCACCCACAGGTCGCCAATCACCTGCGCCAATGAGGGGTTGGACTGAATCAACTCGCCCATCTGGGCGACCGCTTCCTGTCGCTTGGACTGCCACGAGGCGCCGGTCGAAATCGACACGTCGTACTGCCCCTTCGTCAGATCGTAGACGTCCTCATCAGAGACGCCCTCTGGCAGTTCTGCGCCATCAGGGAGCACGCCATCGGGCGCGTGCTGCACCAGGCGCGGTTTGTCTTCCGGGCCGATGATTCTGAGAATCTGGGCGTTCTCGAGCACTTTCGGGATGAGGTTGACGATGATGCGCCCGGTGTGCCGAATGGACCGACCCAGGTTGTCGAGATAGTTGGAGTTGCCAATTTCCCCTTGCTTCTGCCGCGCAAGGATGGCCTTCCCGGACTGCTCAGGGCCCGAGCTGCCCAAGCTGGCGTCATAGAAGCCCATCGTGGCCTTCAAGTCGTTGTCCGCTTGGCCAATCAGGGACGAAATCGCTTGGATAGCAGGCTCCAAGTTCTGCCGAGACGGGGGCGGCGCCAATTGCCCGTTGATATCAACGGCCTTGTAAATGAGGCGCGAGTAATTCTTGAGGTTTGCGGTATCCCACATCGCCTCGTAGTTCTCGTCTTGGCCTTCCACCATCACCCATGGGGCTTTGGGGGCCAATGCGACCGCTTCCGTCGCGGCGCTGATCCAGAAGTTGT